TTGCAAGTGTTAACAACAGTTAATTTATTTCTTTAAGACTTTTTAACGAAAATAATTTGGTGGTTTCGTGAAAAAGTTGTATCTTTGCAACATGATTAAGAAAACATAAGTTGAACAATTAAAAACAAAGTTATGATAAGAGTACAAAAGTTTAAGTTTGGAAATCGTTTTGAATCTTTTGAAACGAAAATATTAAGGTAGTTACTAAAGCGTTAAAAGACTATCGTTTTTGTAGTGATAATTTATATATCCACACAAAATTTGTAGGTGAATATGCAAAGGTTGATGTTTTAGACGTTAACGGCAAACATGTAAAGACTATCTAAAGTTTAACCGCCTGTAAGGTTAACCCTTTACAGGCATAAATTAATATATTATGGGTTGTTTTTATTTCAGAATCACGTTAAAACGTGAAACAGGCGAAACCGTTTATATGGTTCGTTCTGACAAAGTAAGCGAGTTCTTTAACAACAAGATTGATTGCTTACAGGGCGAATGTTCAATAACAGTAAAAGGGCGTTTTCCAACGCGCAAAGATTCTCGCAAGTGGTTTATGATAACACCAACAGAAAATAAATAAGTGATATGAAAAGAATTAAGTATTTCAGTTTAGCAGAATTTATCAATTCTGCAACCGCCAAACGTTTGGGCATTGATAATATACCAACGTTTGAAATCGTTGACAACTTGAATCGTTTGGCTGATTATTTAGACGGCATTCGTGCAAAGTTGGGTAAACCTATCTTAATTAGTAGTGGGTATCGTTGCCTGATGCTGAATAAAGCGGTCGGGGGTGTTGTTAACAGTCAACACCAAAAGGGTTTAGCTGCTGATTTGATTTGTGCCGATATGGAATCTTTGGAAAAGATTCTCAGAGAAACAGGTGGTTTTGACCAACTTATTAAAGAACATCGTAAAGGGTCGAAAAGTTTTTGGTTTCACGTTTCCGTTTGTTCACGCAACGGCAAACCCCGTAACCAAATAATAATGAATCTAGAAAAGAAATAGTTATGGATAAAGCAATAGAAATTTTGCTGAAATCAATTAAAGGTTCAACAGAATCTTTGCAGTATATAGCAGAAAACACAACAGGTACAAACGGTATGTTATTAAATTCTGTTATTGAAACACTAAAGGCGCAAACCTTAGTAATAAAAACTATTTCGTGCAAACTTGATGAAGAAACGGTAAAGAAAAACCGTGCTTTAGATTTTATTTGTAGCAAAAATTTAGCCTACGAATTTACTAATAAAAAATAAGAAAACAGGCGGTAACAATTTACCGCCTGTTTTTCTTTTATAAATAAACGCCTGTTTCCAACTGATTTATAATATCGTTGTACTCGTCAACCAACAAATTTGCAGCATTCAAATTCACGTTTTCAAATTGTGCAAACCCTGTAACGTCTTTTACTGTTACGTTTTCCTGTGTGTTGTTTACAGGAACGTTTACGGTCAAATTTTCAGTAATTAAAACGTAAGGTTCTAAACCGTACAAAATTTGTTCGTTCCATTGTTCACCGCCAACAACATTTAAATCTGTGCCCAAACGATAAATAACATCACGTGACAACGAAAAACTTTCAATTTGGAACGTTACACCATCACACGACAACAACGCCACGGCATCACCTGTAATCACGTTTACTTTGATAGATAAATTAATCGTTTTACCGATGTAATTACTATCAATAGAAACAACGCCACGGCACGGGATAAACATTTGTATTTGGGCGTTATAGTCTTCATTATTGCCGTTTGCGCCTGTTAGTTCAACGTTGCCAAAATCAAGTAACATTATATCACTTTCGGGGTATTTTACCTTTATGCCCGTGTTGTAGTTACCGCATTTCAAAACATCGTCACCGCCAACAGGAACGGGCGCAAATATTCTTTTGATACGGTTTACATATTCACCCAAATTCACCTCAGAATAAGTTGTACCCGTGTCGTTTTCGCCCGTTGGCTTAAAGAAACGTTTCTTTGAAAATTCGTCCAAATTTTCCAACGTAACGATATAAACGTTTATTGCACCGTAATTTTTAATCGTTGGCGGTTGCACTGCATCGGCATTCGCATAAACCGTTAAATCGGTTGCACCCGATGTTAAATTAAATGTTACCGTGCCCGTTTGCTTATCTTCTGAAATTGTGCCGTCACTTACTTCTGTATCACCGTTGTTATTAGTGAAATTTGCCTGTATCTCAGTTAATTCCGCATTCGGGTTCGCTTTGAAATTAAACGTGTAACTTTGCCCCGTCTTTACTTTTACGGGTTTATCACCGACAATTTCGCAATTTGTCAAACTGTAATTAACTTCGATAAAATCACCCAACAAATATTCACCGTTTATAATAACCGATTCCGTTGCGATAGGAACGATAATTGATGCAGTTTGATTTGTTACGGTCATTTCGTAAGTTTCGCCACCATACGTTATTGTAGGCGTACCGTTAAACATTCCCTGTGCCGTTCCATCAACTGTTACGGTATAATTTGTTTCACTTGCCACCGATTTTGCAGTAGTGTTTGCTATATTGTTAGTTATTTGCAGTTCCTTTGCACCCGAAATAAAACTACCTGTTATTGAAATTTCGTCACCACTAGAGCAATAAACCGTAAGTGTGCCAACGTTACCCGAAACGTTAAACGGTGTACCTGCAACCCAATCACCGTCCCAATTTTGGTATGATGCCTTTAAATTTGAAAACGTACCGTCACCGTTGCCCGTTACCGTTATATCGAAATGGTGGGAATCCGTGCCCTGTTTGTCGGTTATTGTAACGTCACCCGTAAAATCCGATGTATCATAAGATAATAAATTTGCCATAATTAAACGTTACCCTTAATTGTTACCATAATAATACTACCTGTTTCGTTCAACAACTCTTTATTCGGAAAATCTAGTTTTCTGATATTCGGGCGAACATCAACCACGTTTGAACGGTTTGAAAGATATTTGTTTCCGTTCTCGCTTTTCGTTAACGTTGCAGTACTGTTTAAGATAATATCCTTATAAGTAAACAGAACGTCAACACGCAAATGAACTGTGCAAATGTCCCCGTCTTGTCGTTTTTCTGAAACAAAATAATAACGATTCAAACTTTTAATGTAAACGTAATTAAACGTTACAGGTGTGCGAGTTCTGAAACGAACTACAGGCGATAGCACATTAAACGTTTCATTCAATACGCCCGTATATTCTTCGTTTGCCTGTAAAGTCTTGTTTACTTCGTTGGGTTTGCCATCGTAAACGAAAGTTTTAATTTTAAACATACCTAAAAAGTTAAAAGGGGCATTCCTGTGCTATCAACTACAGGAACGCCCCCAACAGTTAAACAATCAAACTAGGCTACAAAGAACACAACAAAGTTCTCGTTAGTGTCGTTGAAGTAACCTGCATCGAATTTGAAGTAATTGTTGAAAAATTCTGCTTTGGCGTTGTAGTTGGTTGTTACTCGCTTATCCAAATTTGTAACACCTAAAGCGTCACGGTCAAACATCACACCCAACACACCACCGATAGAAACAGTTGCACCGCTTGAACTCTTTACGTCAATCTTTGAAACGTTGTCGAAAGCGTAATCTTTGCCCGATGCTTGCCAACTTGCAACGGTTTCAGCCTGTGGTAACAAAACGTTCTCGTTATGGAACGTATCAGCATACAGGTAGGTTTTTGCTGCTGCTGCAAAGTCGGACAACAGAACGGTATGCAAAACGTCTTTAGGTGTGAAACGTTCCTTACCGCCAACGTTAAACAGGGTTGAAATTGTCTGCAAACGGTCTGCATACAAACCCATCATATACGCAGCAAAACGAATGAAATCGGGTGTTGTTACTGCAACCTGTGCGGTTAACTGTGCGCCTGTCTTCTCGTTGTAAAGTTTCAACAGGTTCACACAACGAACTGTTGACGCACTCGCATAGTCAACTGTTTCGTGTGTTGACTGTACGAAACCGAAAGCGGTCTTATCTGCGTCCAAAGTTTCCGCAATCATATTGTTAATAGTTCGCATAACAAGAGCATCGGTCTTGATAGTCATTGACTTTTCAACTGCTGAATAAATCATTGACAAGAAACCGTTCAACTGTTCTGCGCTGCTGAAAGATTCCTTTACTTGTCTTTCTGTGATAGAAACGGGCACCTCAAAAGTTACCTTTGAATTAAAGAACTTAGCCGAAACGGTCGGTTTGTGAAACACGTCCTGTTTGTATTCTGTGCCGTCGGTCAAATTCCACGTGTCGTTTTCCTCAGCCTGTGGAACGTCTGCACTGATTTTTTCCAATACGCTACCAAATTCCCAGGCATCCATCAAAACGCTAGGAACTTTACCACTGTAAGGACGGTTTACGAAAACCACTTTACCGATATGGTTTACAAGTGATTTAACGTAATTGTCAACGGCATTTTGATTAAAAATCTCATTGCCCAAATCAACAATACCTGTCAAATCTTCGTTGACAATATTGGTTTTGCCCAACACTTCACCCGATACACTGTTAACTAAACTATAAATCTGTTTTACTTCCATTTTTATAAAAATTAAGTATTAATAAATATCTATTGTTAACTCTTTTGCAAGTTCTGTTATCACTTGCGTTTTGAAATTAGTTTTGCGCAAACTCATTTCTTTTTGAATAATTTCACTAACAGGAACACTAGATGGTAAACCGTTCTTAACACTTGTTTTCGTGCCCGTTTCTTGTCGGTTTCCTGTGGAATCTCTTTGCTGCTTTGTGTCATTGCCGAAATCTCCATCGTTAAAAGTTACACTTGAATCGACCGTGTTATTATTGCCTGTTTCGTCAACTGTTGAACTAGTAGTTACAGTTTCTTTTGACGTTACAGGGTTTAACACGTCATATTCTTTATTAAACACTTGAATCTGTTTTTGCCATTCATTGAACTTCACCGTAATAATGCTTTTAACAATATCGGTTGCAGTTTCAGTTGTAACGGCATCAACTAGAGTTCTGTTTCCATATTTGAAACGTAAATCAATATCAATTAATTTCGGGTCATCTTCACCGAAAATTGATGCGTACAAAACAGGAAACATGGGTTTAAAGATTTTTTCAAATAAACCATTTTCGCCCGTGAAAAGTTCGTTAATTTTCATCTTCTTTCTCTTCTTTTTCTGTTTCTTCTGTTTCTTCTGTTTCTGTTTCCGTTTCTTCTGTTTCTTCTGTTTCTTCTGTTTCTGTTTCCGTTTCTTCTGTTTCTTGCGTTTCTTCTGTTTCATTTTCCGTTACAGGGTCAACGTCTTCTGTTTCTGAATGGTCGTGCCCTTCTTCCGATGCTTTAAGCAACGACAAATAATTTTCGTGCTCAATCTTCCAACTTGAACCCAACGTTACCGTAATATCCGTACCGAACATCTCGTTAACACGTTTCACGCCCTCAACTCTTTCTGTTAACATTGAATCAACGAACGGCATTAAGGCATCTATATTCATTGAAACTTCTTGCGTGTTCAAACGTTCCCGTTTCATATTATAGTTTGCGTTCAAACCTAAATCGTTGAACATTGACGCTTTGTAGTACTGCAATAGTTCAATTAATTGCCCGATTTGTTGGTTTCCCTGTGTCGGTGGGGTTTGTAAGTTAACACCTTTAAAAAAGGCATTTTCACCGATTACTGAGAAATCACCGTTTAAAATCTTCTGCAAAAAAGATTCTGCGCTTTGTTTGGTCTTATCGTCACTAGCAGAAATTAGCATAGTGATACGTGTTAAAATGCTAGCCAAATTAAGCGTTATTGTCGCATCGGTGTAAAGTACACCATATTTGCCGATTATTGGCAAAAGCGAATCTGCAAACGGTGTATTGTTGATAACGACAATATCGGAATCAATTTTAAACGTTTTGTTCAAATTCAACCACGGGTTTGCGACAACGTAATCTTTGCCGTGATAATAGGCATCACATTCGCCCCCACGTGTTCCATGTAACGCATACAGTTCCCCGTTAACTTCTGCTATTCCAACGTTACCCGATGTTTGCAGAATCTTTTCAAGTTCTACAGGGGGCATTGTTTCGGGTGTACCCGTGTATTCAAACATTTTTGAAGTCATACAAAGAACCCGTTGCATAAATGTGAATAATGCAGAATCTTTGTTTTTAACTTCTGTTTGATACCTGTTATATAAATTTTCTTTCTCCATTATTTAACAAGTGTTTTAATTAAGGTACAAAGTTCTGTCAACACCTTAGTGTTACTTTGTACGGTTGCATTTAACTTGTCGGTTTCGTTTTGATGTCGTTCGTTCTGTTTCTCCATATAGAAGAAAAGTGCAACGCACACCGCAACAGGAAAACCAACGTTACTAATTAACGATACTATTGCGTTTACATCCATATAGCAAATTTTAACTTTGTTATTTAATGGTGCAAAGATAGGAAAATTATTTGATATTACCAAATAAAACGGGGGAAAAGTGTTTCACGTAAAACATTTTTAACCCCCGTTAACAGATATTAACTAATAATGTTACTTCTTGCACTTGACATCAAGTAATTGCGAACGATTTCGCCTATCTCGTTATTTTGATAAAATACCTTATCTGTTGCGAAATACTTCGTTATCTGAGATTCCACAAACGTTGCGTTGCTCAACAACTTTCGTTTATAGTTCGGTTTACCGTTCATTTGCAACGAATAAATCAAACTGTTATCAGTGTCTTTAATCGGGGTTGTTTTGTTGTGAATGTAAATGAAGTTATTCACCCCCGTTTCTTCGTCTTCCAACTGAATAACGTTACCCTGTAAGGTCATTTCGTTAAACTGAATATAGAAGACAAATAACACGTCATTCGGTTTGTATTTTACAGGCAAATGGGGATATACTGCGAGTTCCCATTTACCACCCGTAATCATTTGCAAATTTTCATTGTCGAAACAGAAATATTTATTACTCTCTTTGTGTTTAACAATCGTGCTGCAATATTCTACTGCAACCGTTGCCCCGTGTTCACCGAATTTATAAATATCTATTGTTCCCTGTTCCATCACACGAACTTGTTTCAAACCCATTTCTGAGAAATATGGGCAAAACTGATTAACAGTGTTACCCAACATAAAAACTTTAACATCGTTTCTTTGTCTAATAATCGTGCTTAACAGGTTCATATATAACATAAATTCATCGGGTAAATAATAACGTCTTGTTAGGAACTCATCAAATACCACGGTTGTTATATTCGGGTAACTGCTAGATTTTTCGTGTTCCTGTTCTGATAAACAGAAACCGAAACAGAACGGGGTGTTGTCGGGTACACGTTTCTTTGTTTCGGCATCATAAGACGAAAGAAACCATTTGCCCGAAATGTAAAACACTTCGTTAAACTTACCTCCTGTGAGGTCTTGAATCACACCGTTTGCAACGTGATTCGAAAACAAACTTTCGGCACGTTTGCCCCTTAAATCCTCACGCCATCTACGAATATACGCCATTTGCTTACCTGTGCGCAAATATTCTTTAATTCCATACAGTAACGTTGCATAGGTCTTACCATTGGAACGTTCACCGAAAATTACATTGTAATCGGCATTCTTTGATAAAATGCGATTCAACGTGTAAAATTTCGGTGTTTCTACCTTTTCTTTCTTCTGTCTCATATTATTCTTTCTTTAATCTTATTCCCATTAAATAATTTATATAAAGAACTGAAAGACTTAAAGTGTACCCCGTTGGTTCTAAGTGTACCCCCGTTGTCGTGTCGTAACTTGAAACGTTGCCCTTATAGTCTTTTATTGTTCCCGTTTGTTCGTAATCAATATATGTATGAATATTCTTACCTGTTGCACTCGGCGGAATATCTAGATAATTTGTGAACGCATCAAAGATTCCACTTTCTCCAAATGTTTCTAACATATAAGGGATAGCGGATTTCTTGTTAACGCCCGAAACGGTCATAGAATAATTGTAATCTTTGCCGTTTACTGTTAGGGCGTTTTCTTCTTCCACTATATAACGTTTTGCACCTAAAGTTTTGAAACGGGCGTAACGTCCCTCATAATCCCAAACCCCCAAAGGTTTTGCGATTCCCTTTATTGTAACGGGTTCAACCTTTTCAAATGGTATTTTGTGAAACTTACAGGCGGCACGTAATTTTTGTTGCGCTAAATCGTTGTAGGCTTTGAAATAGTCTTTGTGTGCATCACCATTCATAATTTTAACGGAATCCGTATCACTGTATATGTAATCGTTACCACATTCAGAAATACCCGTAAACAGGTTTCTTCGTGCATAAGCGGTTACATAAATACCCCACGGGTAAAACAAAAAGCGGTTTTTACTATCGTTGTATTTATTCAACATTTCTAACTGCTTTTCGCCTGTAAGGTGTTCAACGTCCCACGTTTTACCATTGCACAAAATTTCATCACGCAACGGGTTTGTAACACACATACCGTAACAACTATTAAGCATTTCTTTGCTATTCAAATACTCTACTTCTTTACCCCTTACACCTTTTAGTTTTGTTTTCATTTCATACAGGTGCAAAATAGATTCTACAAACTCAGTTGGTAAATATTCTTTTCTATAGCAAATCATTCGCCCGATTCTTATTTGTTCCCACGTGTAAAACTGTGAAAACACTTTGTAATCTATTTCGGTAATTGTCATACATATTTTCTTTGCGCAAACCAATCGCCCGTTATTCTCGGAAACGTTTTCTTTCACGAAACATTTACTAACAGATATAGGATTTTCGTTTTCTGATTTCGCAAATATGTTTGTTATCTCCACATCAAACACACAACAAAATTTGCTAGTCATAAACTCAAATTGTTTAATTGACTTTATAGGTACAATTACACCCGTACTCATCGGAAACTTTTCCGATACCATCACATACGGGTAACTACTAGTAAAATCGTAACTATCTACGTTTTCAATTACTTCATCAGTATATTTTGCGTTGGCGTGCGTAAATCCACCCGAAAACGCCCGTTGTAACATCGCAAATTCTTCCATACCTGTTATATTTAAGTTATGAATCTTATCAATATATTTAAAGTTTGGAATCGTTTTGCCTGTTTCGTCAGTTGTTTTAAAGCATACCAAACGGCAATATTTACGCACAAACCCCGTCTTTGTAATCGGCAAACGTGCTATTCCTTTGTAACGTTCCAATAGTTCCTGTATATAGCACATTACAACTTTTATATCATTCAGACAGTAACCAATTTCTTTTTGTGTCAACGGTGTTTTACTGTGTCGTAACAAATTATAGTCTAAATCACCGACCAACTTTTCACATTTATATTTGTGAAGTTGTTCACCCAATTTCGCCAACGAATAACCCGAAAGCAAATAAGAACATCGGAACTCTAAACCCGTTTTTGTTATTCCGTAAATTGGTTTGCGTAAATCAATAGAGAAAACTTTTTCCCATTTCAACAACTCACGGAAAAATTGGAACTCATAAGCCAAATTGTGAACGTATATAATAATTCGTTTCTTTGGGCAAAGTTCCAATATATCTACTATATCGGATAACATTTGCAAAAATTCGTCCCACGTGCGCCCCATTATGCAAAAACCGTTTATTCCAAATTGCCAAACATACATTAAAGAACACTTTTCCATTTTGGTTTCTTTACCGCCTAATTTCATATAGCGTTCATAACTGTATGTTTCCCCGTCTTCATCACGGTAAAATGATGTAGTTTCAATATCGAAAGATACAGGAACGTTTAAGAACTTTTCGCCCTTATTGTTTCCTGTAAAATTCTTTTCGTTTACCGCCAAAGATAAAACCTTTGCAATATCTTTTGGCGTGTAAACTTCTGTATGTAGTTCAAAGGGTATTTTCTTCATTATAAACCGAATTTTTCAAATTCTTGCAATATCTTTTTTAAAGGTTCGTCCGTTTTGAAACGGTCAACATCGTTAACGTAAGCCTCAGAATTTGGGTCTTTGGCTATTTGTTCTATTGCATCATCTAAAGCGTTTTCAATTTTAACTGCGGCATCTTCGATTTGGTCGCTAACGTCCCGTGATTCCTGTTCAAGTTCACCCGTAAAATCTTTGTACTGCATTAAATATTGTTCCAAAAATCTTTCATCGGAAACACTTGCAATTTTACCCATTAATTTATCTTGCATCAACTTAAATTCTTTATCGTCTAAGTTGTAAGACTTCTTTAAATGGTTTGAATATTCACGTGTACCGCTTGCCGTTGACGTAGGTTGTTGCAAGAAAGAAACCGCTTTGGAATATTCTATTTTTAAATCGTTCCAATCGTGTTTCATTGAAAATTTAGTGAAACCTTTAATATCACCTTTGTTTAACGCAACAACTGCGGGCGAAACAAAACCCGAGTTTTCCACGTTCTGTATGCGTCGGTTCGCCTGTTGAAACACACGGGCGATTTCTTTGCGCAAAAAGCCACGGGATTCTATTGCGTCTAATATTTGCTTATCAACGTGTATTTTTGCCGTTGCTGCAAATGTTCTTTTTGAAAACCCTATCGGATTTAACTTTGCCATAATATCAACACTTTTAAATGAAACAAAAAACGGGGGTAACAATAAACTAAGTTACTGTTTACCCCCGTGCCGTTATCCACCCCTTTACCTACGAAAACTACTTATCTACAAAGGTAATACCGTAACACTTTTTGGCGTGCGATTCATATTCGTAAATCGTGTAACCAACTTTGTTTGCTTTGATAGCATCCACCGCATCGGTGTTCGCCAAAATTTCACGAATTGTATCACCTGTGAACTGTGGTAGGTTCACCAAACGTTTGTTTTCTGCATCAATGATTACAGGTGAATCGCCCAACTGTGATTTGTGAACGTACAAACCGTTGATAGGGTGCACTACATCATCGCCACCATCTTTCTCACCGTTAAAAATATCGGTCAACTTCACAAATGGAAAATCGGTTGTATCGATTCCAAAACTAGTCTTATTAAAAGTACTAGCAAAACTAAAACCTTTAGCCATAACTTAAAATTTTAAAACGTTAAACTTCTGTTGTGTAACGGGGTGTTACTTTACTTCGTTCACCCCGTTAGCTGCTGCAAACTCGTTCAACCACTTCTTAAAGCGGTTCAACTTAATAACCGACTTATCATCTTTAGCAACCTCGTTTGAAGTCATTAAAGCGTTAACACTGGTAATACAGTTAAAAACAGTCTCATTAAAATTCTCATTCATAATTGCCTAATTTAATTTGTTAAACTTATATTGTTTCTTAAACACGGTGCAAAGATACAACTTTTTCACGAAACCACCAAATTATTTTCGTTAAAAAGTCTTAAAGAAATAAATTAACTGTTGTTAACACTTGCAA